GCCTCAGCAACACCTCTAAATGACCCCTCCATCATTACATTATTAACTTCAAGTTCGTTTACATCAATCCAAACGTCAACCTCAGGTGTGAGTTCAATATTGCCTTGCCAGAACTGAACCAGAAATGGAGTTACATTTTCAGCTCTTGTTGCAAATGGTTGTTGTAACCAAGTTTCATCAGTATAATCGAGAGTCAAAATTCGACTACTCTTCTTGACATTTGCACCAACAACCTCTGCAAAGTTTGAATCTTGATTTGTATCAGATATAGTGCCAATACCATTTACTGCAGTTGTTCCCAATTGAAGATTAAGAGCAGTAGTATAATGAGATGGTCTAAGAATTCCTTTCTCAGTGTCAATACTGTTTCTGATACCAATACTTGTATCTTGAGGTTCAAGAGTTGTGAAGTTGTCTACAAAAACACCAGACTTAAATCTATTATTACCATTAGCATCTTCAACGAACAGATTAAGTGTATTCGTTTCAAGTTGATTAAGTGAAGTATAATACTCAAGATTTTTAATTCTTTGTTCAAGTTTAGAGATATCACTCATTTGATATCTCTTATGTTCAATGAACTTAATTTCTGCGTCTGCAGTGTTATAAAGATATGCTGGGAGGAATACACTAGCAATATTCATCACACCACTCAGACTATCTGGAAGCTTAGGTTCATCGTCTGGTGCACCTTGAAGAACACTAAGAACACCTTCTTTATCAATGAAGATTCTATCTGCTCTTGGTAAGTAATAATCATAGGTCACCGTTAGTGACTCATCAGAAGCAATGATATGGCTTGATGATTGAAGATTGCCATTCTGACCATCAACAAAATTTCTACCATCAAATTCAAATGGTGACCTTGCATCCTCAGCAACTACATAATCGGTGAGTCGTGGTCTTACATCAATAATATCAGATACTCTTACGTCTTGTACTTCTCCAATTTCTGCTCCGTAGTTATAACCAACATAAGAGTTAATAGTTGTGATATCACCCTCGTCTGCATCATCATAAGAGGATGATGCAAAATATACACGAAGTTTTCTGGTAGGAATCTGTGCCTCTCCTCTTCTCTCAATTCTAGAATAATCGTAGAATGTTCCTCTTTGACCATTAAAGAACTTAAAGTCATTAGTAACTTCTTTAGAACCCAGTTTTACGTTTGACGAAACACCATTGACGGTTGAAGACTCAAAACTAATTACTTCTGCATTTTGGAATGTTGTATCATTCAAATACGTAAAGTAAATTGCAGTATCATCAAGTTTCTGGAGATAAACTCCTTTTGCACCACTTGTTTGACCTGTGAGAATTTCTCCCACAATCAGGTCATTTGTGGTAGCAGTAATACCATCAAGTTGTGATAATGTCATATTAGGACATACTGGATCATCGTTGTCATCTGACTCGAAGATACCATAGATCTTATAGACATCAACTGTATTCAGTGAGATAACCTCATCCTGAACTCTTGTACCATATGGATAGTTACCATATGTTAATCCGTCATCTAATGTAGTAGAACCAATGCCAGATGCAGCTTTACTTGACTTATTGATGATCAAATCTTGAGATACGTTCTTCAGTTTTGTTTTTGAAGTAACGTCAGTCTTTCTAATTGTTGTAATAAGTTTGGTATTAGTGTCATTAGCACCAAGACCATTGATTTGAAGTGACGTTGAACCATTCGTAAATTCAAATCTATCTTCTGTCAGAACCTCAGTAGAACCATCAGATCTGATCAGAGTATATCTTTCCTCATCAAATGGTAAGAATACTTCCTTATCTTCGGTATTGATGACAGGAGTAGAATTATTAGTGATGGAAGTTGTATATTGTCTTCTAATTACTAATTCAGAACCAATAAGATTTACTGATGAAATATTTGTCTTAGGGAATGCACTGTACAGAGTATCATTATTTGCCAAATTACCTGAACCAGGACCACCAGTTCCTTTGGTAGAGAGAAGTTCAAAGTTCTGAATAGTCTCTACACTGGTTGGAAGAGTACCATTACAAATACCCGAAACAGTAGTGACAGACTCAACAGTAATGTTAGTCTGACCAACACCTGTTACTCTTGCAAAACTTGCTACATCTAATGTCGGTCTAGAATATCTTACAATATTACCAACAGTAACAATGCCAACAAAGGAGAAACCAGGATCCGCGGGAATTGAAATCAGTGATGTGCCACCAGATTCTGCAGAAATATTGGCTGAACCAAAATTACGAACTAATGACTGAACTGTGTCCCCAGTAAAGGTTGCTGCAGTTCCAACTACACCAAATACTGATTTAACATCAGACAATGAGAAGTTCTTATTACTTGTAACAAATCTTGCATCATCCAATACTCCATTGAAAAGAAGTCTCTCACCTTTATGGAATTCACCTTCGACATTATAAGCAGTTAGTGCAGTACCTGCAGATACGTTATGCTTTAGATAACCCTTTGCACCACTTGACTCACCTTTGATAAAGGTTGATGTGTTAAGTGTGATTGATTCGTTGAGTGTGATGTCAACATATGTCTGAACATCAAACAATGATAAATCCCAGGTATTCAGGTTGGGGAATGAAGTATCATATGAACCACCTTCTAAAACAAAGTCATATACTCTTGCAATACCAATTTCTTTACCTGAAGAGGTCAATGAATTGACACCAACTCTCTGGTCCCTCAGACTTAGAGTTAAAGAAGTATTGATACCAATTGTGGCAGATCCACTAACTCTGTTTAAGTTCAGAGTTGGTCCAAAACCGAAATTAACAGCCTGATCTTCAATAGTTCTTGTAGTTCTTGGCTTTCTGAAGTCAATTAAAGTAGGAGCAATGGTTTCTACTTCATAACCCCTTACATATGCCTTACCAGGGGAGATTTTGTAGATACCAAGGTCGTCACTAGGAATGTTACCAGATTGGGTGACTTGAGTGGAATTATAGATACCTCTATTTCCTTCGTTGTTGTTAAGACTGTTCTTAACCGAAGTTACAAACTCTTTTACATAATAATCACCAGATTCATCGAAAGTTCTTCGTGCAAATTCATCACCTAAGAAGTTATAATCGGTATTTTTGTTAATAAGACGTAAAACACCGTCTTTTACTTCTGATAATTGAACAAAATTCGACTCATCAAAACTACCAAGTGGTTTTTTCGACAAAGTTGTGGAAATTTTCAGTCTATCTGCACCAGGAGCCGTAAAATTGTTGAATCCTTGGGCATTATCATTGAGTGAAGAGTCAACATCGGAGGAAACAATCTCTTCAACAACGTCTAAACCGACTCTATAAGAAGGAGTATTGGAATATTGATCAAGAATCAGTGTTTGGGCATTAACATTGACAAAATACCCTCTCAGGAAGTAAACACCCTGAGATAAATTGAATGATGAGCCAATAATTGCTGCATTTTGTGGAATTGTAGTTGCAAAACCCTCACCTTCAGAAATGAAAGTAGATGCATAAGTAATATTTGTGCTTGTGGTGAGAATTTCACTATCTAAAAATGTGTTTACTTCTTCATCAGAAGTGGAAGAATTCTCATAATTCAGATAAAGAGTATAAACTCCCCTCTCAGACTCACTATCTGTAATATATGTTACAACTTTTGCAGTGACTCCCGAAGTTGCACCAGTAATTGTTGTTCCAATTAGTTGGTCAAGATAAATTCCTACAGGAATACCCAGAAATTCAGACTCAATTTGAATTCCATAGAAATTCTGAATATAGGTCAAGTCCCCAGGAATGACTTTAGCACCTTCTTTGAAGAAATGGTTACCCATTTCCTCAACTTGGTTTTGCAGAATAGACTGCAGACCAGTCAGTTCTCTTGCTTGAACAGGAAAACCAGGTTTAAATAGAACCTTATAATAATTCGACTGGGGATCAAAGTCGTCAAAATATGGAGCGACATTGAGATTAGTTTCCTGTGGCATATCTCTTAGAATTGCAAGATAACTTTAACGTCTTCTTTCTGTGAAGATGATCTGGTGACTGATGGCCTATTATCGACATAAATGATGTCACCAGAGTATTTTTGAGACTCTGGATTTGAAATTCCACTAATGAATTCTTGACCCAGATAGTAGGTACGACTATTTATTGTCGTAGATACACCTGTAAAGTTTTGGTCGATATTTAGTGTATTACCTGAATTAGGTGAGATTTGGATACTACCACCACTTGTAGGTGATGATGTAAATTTCAATTGTTCAAAACCATACACAGGAACAGTGTTCTGAGTACCATCAGTATTGAAACCAGCAGTTCTTCTATCCTGCCAATACTTCAAAATACCAGTTTGTTGGTCGTAAGATACAACTCTACCGATTGCTGTTGAACCCAAACCAACAGTTTGTGTAACAAAACTGTCAGCTGTAAAGACTGCTTCACTGTAACCAGTACCAACAAGTTTCAGTGCATAAACTGCACTGGCCTTATCTTTGGTCAAATTGGTTGTTGAGTTGTAATTTGTGGGATTTTTGACAATTCCTACCTGTGCAAACTGATTTCCAGTGATAAAATCTGGATTTTGGGTGTCATTTTCAAATCTAGCATAAGAAAGTACGTTATAAGCACCTAATTCACGGTAAATATCTGCTCCGTGACCACCTGGAGGGGGAATAATTACGTTAAAAACGGGTGCTACACTACCATTTGGGACACCACCATTCTCTAAATCAAGAGTTCCGAAGGAATATCCACTTCCTCCCCTTGAAATTGTCACAGATTCGACTTTTGAGTCGTTATTAATGACAACTGTGGCCTCCGCACCACGTCCATCACCCAAAATTGGCACTCTTGTATAGGTTACATTGGCAGTTCCGATACCAACTCCACGATTTCTAATGGTAACAATCTTTAATTGACCACTTGTACCTGCATTTTCTCTTACAGAAGAGTAAGAACTGTTGGTTTCCCAGTCAGTTGGGACTGCAATATAGTTCGTTGAGTCAAATTTGATGATTTGATTCGGCTTAATCGTGTAAAGATACTTCCAAATATAACCATCACCACTGCTTCCAGCCTCTCTTGGCTCCAAATCTGTGAAATTTGGCTCGTCAAGAGAAGGACCACCTCTAAAACTATTCTCTGGATTTGCGTTATTAAACAGGCAGATATAAACTTTATACTCACTATTCATTACATAATAGTTGGAGTCATAGATATCATATGCTCCAGATGGTTGTGAAGGATTATCTCTATCAATATCATTTCTCCACATATCATATGTGGTACCCGATTGCCAGGTAATTTTTCTTATAACCTGACTTACATCACCCGAATTAATCTTTTTAAGGGCCAACATGGTGTCCCAGTAATAGTTGGAATCATCCAAACTATCTTTAGGAGCTGGAGGATTTGAGTTCCAATCGCTCTGAAACTCAGGAGCATCTGGTAAACCAATCCACGCATAGTAAGAATTAGAAGAATCTTGTACCGAATCGACAAAATTCTTTGCATTCAATATGCGCAATTGATCAGTAATTATCGCAGCCATTTGTTAGAGGACTTTTTTCTTATTTATTAGGATAATGTAAGACTTGTGGAACCAATTCCTGCAACAGTAAATGTTAAAGTCGTTCCAGAGAATGTAATCTGAACACCCTGTGTAGAAGCTGCACTGACAAATCCTCCAACAGCAGTAACAATACCAGTGTTATATTGATTAGTTGCAGTAATAACACCCAATGTAGATACACCAGAAATAGTTAATGAATCTGCACTAATGTTTGTGTTTCTTCCTACAGTGTATATGGTATTACCCATTCCAGAATGATTTGTACACTGGTAGTAGAGAGTCTCTGGGGCATTAAATGGAACTTCAAACCTGATAATACCACTTGCTGCACCATTATTTGTTACTCCGTCACTGTAAGCTGAACCACCGTTTGATAATCTTATTTGAAATGGATGACCTCCACCACTGTTATTTTCAAACTCATAAACATTACCTTTTAATAGGTAGAGGATAGGATCGTTTGTAGTTTGAGTAAATCCAATTCCAGTGTAAGTATAGTCACTAGAACCATTGGCTCCAATATCCCATCTTACATCTGCAACCTCTGATCCATCACCATAATATGTTGCACCAGTAATGACACCAAGTGTCGATACTCCCGAAACAACTAAAGAATCAGCATTTATGTTAGAAGTATTTGCAGCTCCAATATATGAAATGGTTGATATACCAGAATTTGTTGTAACACTGATGTTAGCTCCTGCCTGGATAAGAGTTGTAATACCTGTAACACCAGAAGCATCAGCACCAGTGAGTGTTAGGTTTGATCCATCGCCATAGTATGTAGCGCCAGTTACAATACCAAGAGTAGAAATACCAGATACTTTGAAGTAACCTAATACATTAGCACCACCATGTTTTGTTTCAA